GCGCCAGTAGGCGTACATGCCGCGCTGTCCGATCGGGAACCGCGAGGTCGCCCCGAAGATGTGGGGGATGATCTCGACGTTCATGCCGATCCGGTCGACGATCAGGAAGTAGGAGAAGTCTCCGACGACCATGATCTTCGTAGCGTTGACGACGGTGGCCTGCATGTTGCTTGCTTCCCATGCGCCGCGGCCGAGGAGCGTCGCGCCGGTGTTACCCGGAGTGGGAGCCTGCGTCGCGAGGCCCTGCGACACGTAGAGCCACAACGCTGCGCCGCCGGCGGTGTCGATGCCGCGGATCACGTTGTAGATACCGCGGTTCGCGACGAATGACTCGTTCGGCCGGAACCGTGGCGGGAGCGCCGCCTCGAGCGCGTACACGTTCGCGGCGGTCACCGTCAACCCGGTAGACGCGGCGACGGTGGTGGTGGTACCGGTCACGAACCCCTGCGGGTTCACGCCAGAGCCAGAGCCGGTGACGAAGGCGGTGCCTTCCTCCTCGTCCTTGCCCTGCTGGATCATCCGCGCCATCTCGCCCTGGATCGCTTCCCAATCCTCGGACACTTCGATGGAGAACGGGACGAAGGCGTGTGCCTTCGTGACGGTCGCGGTGGGCTGGACGAGCGTCGGCGCGTTGTCCGTCGCTTCCGTCGCCTCTGCCACGCGCGTCGCGGTGACGGTCGGGCTGGTGACGCCCTGCCACGTGTTCGAACCGCTGATCGTCACGACGCGGCCGAGGGCGCGGGTCGGGTTGACGACGTAGTTCGAGGTGGGGATGAGCGTCGGGTCGAGCGCGAACGGGATCGCGAAGCCGCCACCGCTGCCGGTCAGCGACATCGCGCGCTGCTCATCGGCGCTCAGAGGCGCGCCGGCGAGCGACTTACCGAACGCGCGGCTGTACGTCGGCGAGCCGGTCGCGAGGATCCTGCGGGCGACGTCGGCGGGGTCGCCGTAGCACTGCGTCGTTCGGAGGATGTACTCGGCGCGTGTCTGTGCCGTCTCATGGTTGACAGCTCCGTTGACGCCGGCCTGGGGGATGTTCGCGCGCTCGATCGCGCGGAGCGCGTTGTCCTTCAGGTTCCGCGTCTCCTGCTCCGGAGACGACGACATGGTGCGGATAGCCGCCATGTCATAGATGTCGCGCGTCTCCGTCTTCGTGCGGATCTGGAAGTCGCCGCTCCGCTCGAGCGTCGCCTTGTCGTCGCGCGAGATGAACTCGCGGACGGTGTTCTCGCGGACTTCGAGCTCGGCGTCGAGCAGGTTCAGCTCGTCGCGTTCCTCGCCGAGGCTCGTCCACTCGCCGCGCGCCTCTTCCGAGAACTGCTGGCCGGCGAACTCGGTCGTGAGTTCGTTCATCCGACCCTCGATCTCAGAGACGCGCTCGGCGATCTGCTCCCTGTTCAGCGGGGCAGTAGCCATGTAGGACTCCTTCGTTTCTGGGCCCCATAGAGGGGCACGCCGTTACCTACGCGGCGTCCAGAAACGGGTGCACCAATTGTGCGGCGCGACTCTGGAGGTGCGTCTACAGTCGTAGTGTACTCGGTGGTGTGGTCGTCGCCACTGAACCGTTCGCGTGGCATCCGGTCAACGATGCTGCCCAGCCGGTCGCGTTCCGCGGCGAGCGTCCACAACAGCCAGTCATCCGTGATCGACCGCATCCCCGCCGTCGCGCCTTCATACGCCGGGAACGTGACCGGGCCGAACTCTTTCACCGCCGCCTCGAGGACGGTACGCTCAGGCAGTCCTTCTTCGTTCGCGCCGCGCTTGTCGAGCTTCTGTCGTGTGACACGGAACCGGAAGCTCGCGCCGTAGAGGCCGGCCTCGAGGCCGGGGATCAGGTCGCGGTTATACGACGTGTCGAGCAGCGGCACCTCGTAGTAGGCGCCCGTGTCCTCTTCGCGCAGCACGTCGATCGGGCCGAGCGGCTTGTCGCCGATCTGTCCGTCCTTGCCGTGCTGGAAAAGGACGCGCATCCCGCCGCGATTCTCCTCAAACGTCTTCTTGAACGCGCCCGGCGCGAACTGTTCGAAGAACTTCCCCTCGAACGCGCTGTCGATCTTCGTGCGCTGGTTGAAGACGGCGAAATGGCCGGCGAGGGTGCCGAGCCTACCGTCGCGCTCATCCGGCGAACGGAGCTCCGACCCGCCGTCTTGGACGAACCGCACCAGCGAGTCGAGCGGCATGTCGGCGCTGTTCTTGCCGTCTTCCTGCTGCTGACCCCAATCATCGGGGATCATGCTGGACGCGCCGAGCGCCTTCGCCCGCTTCTTGATGTGCGCACGCGCGGCGGCGGGATCCTTCGCGTTACCGGCGAGCTTGATCGCGTTCTTCAAGTCGTCGGTGTTGTGGATCGGGAAGCTGCCGTCGGGCATCGCGGCGCCGCTCTTCGCAGCGTTCTTTCGCTCGTCGGCGGTGAACGTCCGCCGCGTCTCGTCGACTGCGCTCATCGTCATCTCCTAGATGCGGGGCTTCGCGCCCTTGATCGCGCCCGTCGTCGACGGGCCGTGGTAATGCGTCGCGTTCTGCGACGGGTGTCCCGGCATCGGCGTGTGCGACTGCTGTGGCGGCGCCTGACCACCGAAATGGCCGCCAGCCTGCTTACCAGCTTTCGACGCCTGATACTTCGCCGGGTCTCGGAACGCGCCGCCGTGCAGGCCATAGCCGACGACTGGCGGCTGTTTCTGCGCCGGGCCTTTCCCGGGCTGCGTCGTCCTGGTGGGGAGCTTGCCGGTCTTTCGCATCGCCATCTATTCGTCTCCTCCTGTTGGCAGCCACGGCTCGAGGAGAGCCCTGACAGCGTTCTGCCCAGTCTGCGCCGGGACGGGCGTCCCCGCGACAAGGCTGCCCTTGCCCTCAGCCACCGTCCCGATCGGAGCGAGCTCGACCTTGAGTTGGCCGGTGTGTTCGAGGATCGTCATGTCCTGCGCCTCAATCGCCTTGATCACCGAATCTGGAGTAAAACCAGAGTCGATCAGGAGCTTCGCGGTCTGCGACTCCTGCGACTGGATCTCCGCGCTGACCTGCTCCATGTAAATCTCGGGCGTCGGGACCGGCTGGAGCTGCACCGAGAACAACCCGGTGTGGTTCAGTAGCGAGAGGTCGTTGTTGTCGACGGCGACCTGCGCGCTCTGCGCCTCGAACCCTGCAGCGAGGAGCGTCGACAACGTGCCGGCTTTCGTTGAGAGGATCTGTGCCGCGTCGGTCTGGTCGTTCTGCAGGAACGGTATGTCGCGATCGTCGTACCAGAGCTCGGCGCCGGGAGGAACATCGATCACCGTCGCCGCGCTCGCGGCGAAGTTCCGCCACAACGGGCGCAACGTGGCGTCGGCCATACGGCGAGTCGCCTGGTAATAGTTCGAATACGTCGCCGACTCGAGCCCCTCGCTGAGGCCGACGATGATCGGCGGCACGCCGGCCGCCGCGGCGATCCTCGTCTCGCCGGCGCCCTGCGTCTCCTTGAACGACGCCTGCACCATGTCCGCGCCGATCACCTTCACGTCTGACCCGCCAGCCAGGAACATCGTCTTGTAAGCATTCTCGACGCCTTCATGGCCGCGTCTGAACGCCTCGACGAACTGGGTGAACGCCTCTTTATTGACGCTCGGATCCATGACGACGGCGGTGTTGCTCGTCGCGCCATGCTCGAAGAACTTCAACTTGTGGGTGCTGGCCGCTTCGTCTGCCTGGACTTCGGTCAGGATCGGCGTAAGCCACGACATGCCGCGGAACCTGGCCTGCGGATCTGGGTACGGCGCGTAATGGATGACCTGTTCCGGCAGCATCGGGATCGGCGTCTCGCCGCTGTTGTAACCGCCGGGGTGGTAGCCGTACCCGACGATCTCGACGTCCCGCTCGTTCGTCCCAGATAGCGCGATGCTGACCCAGTCGGGACGCATACGGCGTAGAACGTCTCTGTCTCGGTATGCGTAGAAGTTGCCTTCGAGGCTGACGTCCTGGTCGGCGCGCGACAAGAGGTCGCCGGTCGTCCCGTTCGGCCATGGATTCTCGAGAATCGAGAGCGCCTGCGTCCCGAATAAGTCTCCCGGCCGGCCGTTCCTCATCTGCCGGAACTGGAACCGCGCCTCCGAGAAGAGGAGCATCCGCGACGCCATGCACGCGAACACGACGCCGTTACTCTTATAGATCCCCTGGATATAACCGGCGAAACTCTGGCTGATCTCCTTCGGCGGCTGCCCAGCGAGCGACATCTGCGGGAAACCGCCATACGTCTGGCCGAGATACGAGAACATGCCGGCCCACGCCTCGAGGCTCATCGTCGGGTCGGCGCGCTTGAACAGGCGGTCTCTCAGGCCCACGCGATCAACGGCTCCAGACTCACGACCCGGCGAGCGTGATAGTGCGCCATGATCGCCGCCACCAAGGCGTCGATCACCATCGACTGCTTCACCTTCCGGATCTTCCAGTTATCGCCAACCCTGTCAGCGACGGTCGCGGCGACGTGCGCCGTCAACACGGGGTCGCCGTCATGGCGCACCATGTCTTCGAGGATCGCGTCGTGGAACTGCTGTTCAGCGTCGCGCATATGTCCACCGTTCTGGGCGAGCTCGACCATCAGCATCCCCTCATCCGAAAGTTCCGTCGCCGCGTCCTCGAAGAACCGCTTGTCGTACACGACGGCGTCGACCTGGTACTTGGCGGCGAGGTCGCGGATCCACTGTTTCACCGGCTCGTTCCGGATCCGACCGCCGGGAACGTGCTCATGCGACGCGGCGACGCGAGGCGGCCTGGCGCACCACACATGGCTTCGCAGGTGGACGCGGCTGTCGTCGTCCTTCCACGCCCACACGACCGCCGTCGAGTCATGCGTCAACCCACAATCGACTCCCACCGTCACGCGAGCACCCTCTGGGATCTCGGCGTCGCTCTTCAGGCTGTTCCACGCTTCGCGGTCGATCCATCGCTCCTGCGAATCGGCGGCGACGCCGGCGTGGAGTTGGAGGAAGTCGCTTGCCATCACCTTCGACGACAACGCCTGCCCCAAGATGTAATCCTCGGTGATCCATGACGCCGGATTCGCCGGCATCACCGACGCCAACAACGCCCGCCCGAGGCGCTCCTTCTGCGCCACGTTCGCCGCCGAAGGATCCTTCTTCACCTTCGCCGACACCAACCGCAACGGACGAGGATCCGCCGCCTTCACATCAACCGCGTGGAACCGAAACACGACCGTCCGCGACTCGTGATGCCGGCTCACGGTCACGCCAGGCATCTCCTCGAGGTCGCCCTGCGACTCGTTATCGTCGACCAGTTGGCCAAGGATCGAATCCTCACGCCCGCTCGCTTCGCCCTCCGTCGTGATCGCGAATACCTGCGACTCCGACCGTGCACCATCCGCCGTCGTCAACGCGCCCCACGACCTACGAAGCTTCGGCGTCCGCCACACATGCAGCTCGTCGATCACCACTAGCGACGGGTTCGCGCCATGCTGCGTATCGCCCTCGCTGCTCAGCCGCGTGATCTTCCCGGCGCCATCCGCCCGGCTGATCTCGCCGACGTACTCGCGGACAATCATCCGTTCCCGTAGCTCTGCCGACCGGCGAATGAACCCGGCACACTGCGAATAGAGGCGGCCAGCCTGTTTATCCGAGCCGGCGGCGAGCAGGATCTCCGGCTCGCCCACCCCCTCATCCAGGCTGTAGTCAGCGAACGCGGCGAGCGTCGTCGTTTTCGCGCCCTTCCGCGGCACCACGATCACGATCGTCTTCCAATACGGCTCACCCGAAGGCTGGACGCTCAACGCCTCATACATGATCGGCGCTTGCCACCCCTGCTCGAGCAGAAACGGCCGGCCAGCCCACTGCGACTGTCCAAGAGTCTGCTGGGCACACCACCACTCGAACCGCTCACCCCACGTCCCGTGGGCATACTCCGTCCACGCATCGAGGCGCAGCGCCATATAACCCTCCAAACGCCGCGCCGGCTACTGCGCGAGCTTCAAAGCAGGAGCCGCGGCCTTCCGATCAGCCGCGCTCACAGCTCCAACCGGACGACCAGCCTTCCCCGCAGGCCCAACACGCTTCGCCGACGCCGGCGACAACCCCAACTCCGCACCAAACCGTGCCGCCTGAGCCTCAGCCGACTCCATCGCCTTGAAAAACGGGTGAACACCGCCCATCCCATTCGCGAAAACGTCGCGCATCGGCTTCCCCTCACTAATCCACACCGCCCGAGCATGCTCAGCCGCGTCCACCGCGAGCACATAGCGCCTGACAGCCGACCTGAAGCCCCCGAAATCCTCTCCGAGCATCTCACGAGCCTCATTCTCGGCCAGGAGAGCCCCGGCAGACAGCGATGCAACGCTCGGGGACGCCTGCAACGCCCGCTTTTTGGCTCTGTGACGACGCGAACGCTCAGTGCTCGTAGCCATCCCCGCTCCTACGCCACCAACGGCCGCGGACGGGACTCCACGCCGATTTCCGAAAAATGGGAGCTGG